GGTGGGCTTAAGCAGCTGGACACCCTGCGCGGGATCGCTCGCGCCATGGAACCGGTGAACCTGACCACGGGCTATGGCGAGGTGCTGGGCAACTGGTGCCTGACCACCATAAGCGAGGATCAAAGTCACTTGATGGCCGGCGGCGTCCCCCGCAAGCAGGCCTTTACCCTGGAGTTTGTGAGCTATGGCGACGACCTGCAGAACGTCTGAGGGGGATCTGCTGGATTCGATCTGCCAGCGGCATTACGGCCACCTCAACGGCACGGTCGAGGCCGTGCTTGATGCCAACCCCGACTTGGCCAGGCAGGCGCAGCCGTACCGCGTGGGCCTGGTCATCCGCTTGCCCGACTTGTCGGCGCCGGCGGTGGAGCTGGTCACCCTGTGGGACTGATGGCCTAACCCCGCCCCGCATTGCGGGGCTTTCTTTTCGGCGCCGGCACTCGCCCGGCGTTACGCGTAACGAACCCCGCCCCGCGCGGGGTTTGTCGTCTCTGGAGCTCCCCCCATGAAACCCACGTTTCAAATCGTCGCGGACGGCAAGGACATAACCGCGCTGATCAATGACCGCCTGATACTGCTGCGCACGTCGGACAAGCCCGGCATGGAGTCGGACGAGTTCGAGCTGCGCATTGACGACCGCGCCCAGGCGGTGGCGCTGCCCAGCCGTGGCGCCAAGATCGAGGTCATGCTGGGTTACGCCGGCCAGGCCCTGGCGCGCCTTGGCAGTTACACCATTGACGAGATCGAGGTTACCGGCCCGCCCGACACCATCACCTTGCGTGGCAAGGCCAGCGACATGCGCGGCAGCGGCAAGACCACGCGCAGCGGCAGTTGGGAGGACAAGACCCTGGCGCAGATCGTCGCCGACATAGCCGGCCGTAATGGCTGGCAACCGGGGTGCCAGGTGGAAACCAAGGTGCCGCGCGTCGACCAGCGCAACGAATCCGATTTCAATTTCATCACGCGCCTGGCCAAGCAGTACGACTGCACCGCCAAGGTGGCCGACGGCAAGCTGCTGGTCATGCCTCGCCAAGGCGGGCAGAGCGCAAGCGGCAAGGCCTTTGGCGTGGTGACCATCAACCGCAACGACGTCAGCCGTTACACGTTCCGTCTCGGCGACCGCAGCACGCAAAAGGCCGTACAGACCCAGCACCAAGACCAGAAAACCGGTGTGCTGAAAGTCATCCAGCTGGAGAACGGCGAAGCCCCCGAGGGCCTGCCGGCCGTGCACACCGACCGCCATATCTACCCCGACGAATCCGCCGCCAAGCAGGCCGCCAAGGCGCGGTTGGCCGCGTTCAACCGCAGCACTGCCGGCGTGCGCCTGGAAATGGCCGGCCGTACTGATCTGTTTGCAGAACGAACCATCAACGCCCAGGGCTTCAAGGTCGGCCTCGATGGCGAGTACCTGGTGGATAGCGTGGAGCAGGTGTTTACCCAGTCCGGGTGGAGCACGACCGTGGAATGCAACGGCGGCAAGAAGGGCAAAGCGAAGGCCAAGGGCAAGAAAACGAAAACCGACAAGCCACTCCGGACGGTGGATGTCAGCTAGGCCACGCGGCCATTTACAGGAGTAACAACCGATGAGCATTACCCCACAACAGCTGCTGCAGATCCTCCCCAGCGCCGGCCCGAAAGCCGGCGTTTTTGCACCCGTGCTGAATGCCGCCATGGGCAAGTTCGGGATCGTCACGCCGGCGCGCCAAGCGGCGTTTATCGCCCAGGTCGGCCACGAGTCCGGACAGCTGCGCTACGTGCGCGAGCTGGGCAATGACAAGTACCTGTCCAAGTACGACACCGGCACGCTCGCCGCGCGGCTGGGCAATACCCCTGCGGCCGACGGCGATGGCCAGAAGTACTGCGGCCGGGGCCTGATCCAGATCACCGGCCGGGCCAACTACAAGGCCTGTGGCGAAGCCTTGGGCCTCGATCTGCTGAACCACCCGGAGCTGCTGGAGCAGCCGCAGCACGCGGCCGCGTCGGCGGCCTGGTTCTGGCACTCGCGCGGCCTCAACTCGCGGGCTGACCTGGGCGATATCGCCGGCATCACCCGCAAAATCAACGGCGGTTCCAATGGCATTGCCGAGCGTGTGGCGCTGTGGGAGCGGGCCCGCCAGGTGCTC